CCCGTTTATTTGTTGATCAGAATGAGAAGATGTATGCTTCGCACTTAAAGTCAGCATCAGCTGTTGGTATGAGTCCCTATAAAGGAAAATGGGATGAACTCTATCAAAAATTGAAAGTTTTTAATAAAGGCTTTGCCTTGGATGAGAGTCAATATGACTCATCTTTGAGAAACTACATGATGTGGCGTTGTGCATTGATACGTTGGCGTATGTTGCGTAAGGAGGATCAAACTCCTGAAAATTTACAGAGAATAAAAATCTATTATAGAAATCTTGTAAATACAATTGTGATTACTCCTGATGGTGTTTTAGTTATGAAAAAGACTGGAAATCCGTCAGGATCTGTTAATACTATCACAGACAATACGCTTATTTTGTATACATTTTTAGCCTATGCTTGGTTGCGTACAGTACCCAAGGATTTACAATCTCTAGCATGTTTTGAAATGCATACGGCGAAAGCCTTAGTGGGAGATGATAATACTTGGACAGTGTCGGATGTTGCAATTGAGTTCTTTAACGCTCGCTCAGTTATTGAGGAGTGGCGTCAGATTGGTGTTACTACCACAACTGACAGTTGGAACCAAGAAAACCCGTAGAATTAGATTTTTTGTCCGCGCACACTGTGTTTTTAAAAGGACGTGCTGTTCCGATTTATGATCGTAGCAAGCTTATGACATCTTTGCTTTATGCACCTAAAGATCATTTAACTCCAGCTGTAACTTTGGAAAGAACAGCGGCCATGCTTAGCGTGGGTTGGGTTGATCTCCCATTTCGACATTTTTGTAGAGATGTGATTGATTGGCTCATGATGAAATATGATGCAATTTTGAAGGATGATGCAAGATGGATTATGGCTAAATGTCAAATACAATCTGATGAAACTTACGAACGCTTGTTTCTGGGTAAAGGTGATATACTTTACCCTCAATGTTTTACGTATCCTGGTGGTTATGCTTTTTGTCCATGTGATGAATGTAAGCAGAAATACTGGTTTGATTGGTATGAATGGACCGATTTTGAATCAGAAGAAGAACAGGTATGTGAATATGAAATATTATTTCCGCAATCTCACTTTGGGTACTGCAATTGTGCAGACTGTGAAAAGTTTGAGAAGGATGCTTATGATCACTCTTTTTATTT